CTTAAAACTAACAAACATAGGCACACAAGGAGGCTTACATTATGGCATCATTAGCTGAGATAAGAGCGAAGTTAAAATCCCAAGAAGTTAATCGCTCAACTTCACAAACAGGCGGAGACAACGCCATTTATCCACATTGGAATATAGCAGAAGGATCAGAAGCAGTACTTAGATTCTTGCCCGATAAGGATACAACAAATACATTTTTCTGGACTGAGAGAAACATGATCAAATTACCTTTCGCGGGTATTAAGGGTCAGACTGACTCAAGACCAGTGCAGGTACAAGTACCATGTATGGAGATGTATGGCAAGACTTGCCCAGTACTAACTGAAGTTCGACCATGGTTCAAGGACAAGAGCATGGAAGACATGGGCAGAAAATATTGGAAGAAGAAAAGTTACATTTTCCAAGGTTTTGTTACAACGAATCCGTTGGCAGAAGACTCAACACCTGAGAATCCAGTTAGAAGATTTATAATCGGACCTCAGATCTTTAACATCATTAGAAGTGCATTACTAGATCCAGAGATGGAAGAGATGCCTACTGATTACGTAAAAGGTGTTGACTTCAGAATCAACAAAACAACAAAAGGTGGTTATGCTGATTACTCAACATCAAAATGGTCAAGAAGAGAAAGAGCTCTGGACGAAACAGAAAGAGCCGCAGTAGAAACACATGGGTTACACAACCTAGGTGACTTCAGACCAAAAGAGCCAACTGATGCAGAAGTAAAAATAATTAAAGAATTATTTGAGAAATCTGTAGAAGGTGAAGCTTTCGATCTAGAGCAATATGGACAGTATTACAGACCTGCTGGAATGGCTTACCAAGCTAAACCGCAAGTGACTGTACCAACAGCAACTCCAGTAACTGAAACTGCCCCAGCGGCGGCACCAGTGACTGAATCTGCACCAGCACCACAACCAACAGCGGCTCCGGTAACGGCGGCTCCTGCAGGTGACAGTGCCAAGAGAGCAGAGGACATCCTGAAGTTGATTAGATCAAGACAAGCAAAATAATCTGACATTTTACCAAGGCCCTGATATTGACGTTAGGGCCTAGGTATGCTAATATATGATATACAAAGGATAAAATTATGACAAAAGTATTTGACGCAACTAAATTTAGAAAAAGCATTACAAAATCAATCCAAGGTCTGGGCATAGGATTTAGCGATCCCACAGATTGGATATCAACAGGAAATTACGCATTGAACTATTTGATGACTGGTGATTTCAACAAAGGAATTCCACTAGGTAAGGTAACTGTACTTGCAGGAGAATCTGGAGCAGGTAAATCTTACATAGCATCAGGGAACATAATCAAGAATGCACAGGATCAAGGTATCTTTGTTATCTTAATTGATACGGAGAACGCACTGGATGAGAAATGGTTACAAGCATTGAAAGTAGACACGTCAGAAGATAAACTTCTAAAATTAAGTATATCAATGATCGATGATGTAGCGAAGACTATCTCAGAGTTCATGAAAGGTTACAAGGAAGCACACTCAGACGACAAAGAGGGTGCACCTAAAGTACTATTTGTTATAGACAGTTTGGGCATGATGCTCACACCAACTGACGTCAATCAATTCGAAGCAGGAGACATGAAAGGTGACCTGGGTAGAAAACCCAAGGCACTGACAGCACTTGTAAGAAACTGTGTTAACATGTTTGGTTCGTGGAACGTTGGACTTATAGCAACCAACCACACATATGCATCACAGGATATGTTTGATCCAGATGACAAGATATCAGGTGGACAAGGCTTTATCTATGCCAGTTCAATCGTTATTGCAATGAAGAAACTTAAATTGAAAGAAGATCTAGACGGTAACAAAGTCACAGATGTGAGAGGTATAAGAGCCGCTTGTAAAGTCATGAAAACAAGATACTCTAAACCTTTTGAATCAGTACAGGTTAAGATTCCATACGAAACAGGTATGAACCCATACAGTGGACTAGTTGACCTATTTGAGAAGAAGGGTGTGCTAGTACAACAAGGAAATAGACTGAAATACATCGATAAAGCAGGTAAAGAACATATCGATTTCAGGAAACAATGGATAGGTGATAAATTAGATATGCTAATGGCAGACTTCAAAGAAGACACAGACTTTGCTGACAAAGTTGAAGAGCCAGAAGCTAAAATAAAAACTAAAAAAGCTGAACCAATTAAAGAAACGAAATAAATGATAGACTTTACACACGAAGATATTGAACGTTTGTGGAACTCCATTGTGCATTACGTCCCCGAGAGACAGAAATTGGACATGGCTATTGATTTCATTAAAAGTTTAGAGGATATCGGTGTAGAGCATGACGAACTAAAAGCATCTGCAGAATACGATCCAAAACTTGAAGAAGCAATAGCAACTGTGTTCGAAGAAGAGGAAGTGGACGAAGATGGATATAGTGAGGATGAATGATAAACTGGTACAATGAAGTAAGTAGAAACCTATCTAAGATACCTGATTGTGTAGCATACTTTGATCTAGAACTAATAGAAGCAAAGAAGCAGTGCAAGATATATGGCAATCTAGAGAGAGCGGCCGCTTCATTGCCTGGCATAGTTGAGGAAAGATTTGGACAACTACAACAACTAGAAGCCATACTAGAATACCTAAACATAGAACTAAGAAGATTGAGATCTAAAACTTTTAGAAAATTCCTTGAAAACTACAATAGAGCATTAAGCAGTAATGATGCAACAAAATTTGTTGACGGGGAAGATGATGTTGTTGACATGACAAAAATAATCAACGACTTTGCACTGATAAGAAATCAGTGGCTATCCATCACCAAAGGCTTGGATCAAAAACAATGGCAAATAACAAACATTGTTAAATTGAGAGTAGCGGGCATGGAAGATGCCGATATCTAATAGAATAATACTCACAGATGTAGACGGTGTGCTGTTGGAATGGGAACACCATTTCACCAAGTGGTTACAGCTACGATCATATTTTGACGAAAATGGAACTAGAAATTATCCTTACAAGTTAGTAGACATAGGGCAGGACGACTACGAGATGGCTCACAGATTTGGTGTTAGTAAAGATACAATTAGACAAGAGATCAGAGAGTTCAACAGGAGTGCCTGGATGGGCACACAAAGACCAATGTTAGAATCACAGACGTGGGTCAAACTACTTGCGGCAGAAGGATGGACGTTTGTACCGATAACATCACAGACATCGGACATACCAGCACAGTGTCTACGTAAGAAAAGACTAGGTGAATTATTTGGTGAGCATATCTTTAAGAATTACCATATACTAGGTACAGGAGCAGATAAAGATTCAGCATTATCGGAGTTTCATGACACCGGACTATATTGGGTCGAGGACAAGCCTAAGAACGCTTTAGCCGGGCTCAATTACGGTTTAAAGCCCATATTAATCGATCATCCATACAACAGAGATTTTAATCACCCCGAGATCATACGTGTAAATAATTGGAAACAAATACACGAGATATTATCCAAATGAAAATTTATGTAGGTTGGGATTCAAGAGAAGACATTTCATACCAAGTGTGTGAACACTCTATCAAACGTAGAGATCCATTAGCAGAAGTACAACCACTCAAACAGAACGAGATGAGACAGCAAGGTATCTACACTCGTGAAGTTGACAAACTGGCAACAACAGAATTCACGTTTACAAGATTCTTTGTTCCGCATCTTAACAACTACAAAGGTTGGGCGGTGTTCTGTGACTGCGATTTCCTTTGGAAGATACCAACAAAAGAACTAGAACAGTACTGTGATGATTCAAAGGCAGTGGTATGTGTGCAACACGATTACACACCGGAAGAGGGATCAATCAAGATGGACGGACAAGTGCAGACTGCATATCCAAGGAAAAATTGGTCAAGCATGGTGCTCTGGAATTGCGGGCATGAGAAGAATAAAATACTGACTCCAGAGTTCCTGAATAAACAGACTCCAAAATTCCTACACAGATTCAGCTGGTTAGAAGATTCAGATATTGGATCACTACCACATGAATACAACTGGTTAGTGGGTTGGTACAAAGAACCAAAAGATGGTGCACCAAAAATACTACACTACACAGAGGGCGGACCATGGTTTGATGGTTACAGGGATTGCGAGTACTCCGACGATTGGAAGAAAGAAGTCATCAACCTGTTCAGTGCATAATGGAATTTTTCAAAAGACTAAACAAAAAATATTATCATACAGATCCAGTGGAACA